CTTGTCTGCCGAGACGCACTGAGCATAATTTGTTCGCCCCTGCTCCCCCCACAAGTAGCCGTCCGGGGGGCTATTACGCGTTGAGTGAGCGGTGTCGTTTCTTGGCCGCCGCCAAGGCCTTGCTAACTCTTCGCTAAGGTCTTAGAGTCGTATATAAGGCTCTCTGGCAGGGTTACCTTGTCTCCAATGCGTTACAGCTGGTCGAATTGCGAGAACACCACTTCTATGTCATAACGGGACAGTTGGTAGGTGCTCTCTAAGTAGTCCGTGAGGAGTTCGGAATTAGGCTAGTCCCACACTCGCTCGCTCTAAGCTCTGGCCCACTAACTCTAGGCTACTCTCGCACCTATAGTAGCTCCCTAGCCCATTCTCATACGGGCTGAGGCTACTTTCTGAAGGTAATGGTTTCGGCCGACGGTCATGCTGAGAGCGGTTCCTACTAACGTTGAGTGAGCCTGGGGGCTCTCAACTAAGGCGCGGCATTCCCCTGAGTAGGTAATTGAGTGCATTAGTATTTTATGGGGGTCCCTCATTTGCTAAAAACCCATGCTTGTCCAGGAAAAAATTCGAGAAACAAAATTATATGGAGTGCATTCGTGGTAATTTAGGGGGTCGGCCATGCGCGCGAGGCTGCGGGAGCTAGGGCTCTCCAAGTCCCTAGTGGGTGAGAGGTGTCTCTACAGAGTCTCATAAACGAGCCGGCCATAGCAATGGTGTGTAAACACGAGCTAGTCGTCTCCAGAAACGTAAATGGCGGAATTCGGGGTGTTTGTTATGAAGCCGCAAGAGTCGCGCAAGAAGGGTATGCTACGGAGGTAGTAATTCAAATAACAAATAATAGCGGTGGTATTAAGCCAAGTAGTCATAGGGTCGCCGCTCTGGAGCATTCCCTCTATGGTGCCTCTGAGCAAGAGCTTGCCATGCAAGCGGGCATGCACCTTCACCTTCTAATTGGCCATCATGGGCCGGAAGGAGTCTATTACGCAAGGGTCCACGTCGCTAAAGGCTGTGCGTAGTTAGGGCCAGAGCGCTCGAAGGACTTCGTCCACTATTACGCTCTTAAGCCCAGCGTGCTGTAAGGCGTCATTGTTAGAGGCGTCGAGGTCAATGGCAACGTCGTTATGTCTCGAGAACTCCTGAGCGTAGCGCTCGACGTTCCAACCGTAACAATAACCCGGTATGACGCTAGCGAGCGCCGTTTGAATAAGGTTGTTGAGGGGGCATAATAACCCAAAGGTGTCCGCGTGGGGGGGAAATATAAGGCGAGAGCGGTCCTTGCGGTTGGGTAAAAGCCAGCTAGGGTCAGTGGTGACATATTGCTCGCCGGACTTCAAAAACATGGAAAATTCCTTGTGATTTTAGGTTGTGCCGGACTCGGCTTGGCGCTGAATGGCTTCCTAGTACTGACTTCGGCGGTGGGCTGTTGGGAATACTTTGGAGGCGAGCCATTCCTCGGTGCTAGTTGGGGTAATGACGGCCTAGGCGAGTTTCGCGGCTAGCATGGGCCTAATATAATTCGAGAAGTCCTACAGGACTTCCGGAGCTGGGGTGGCCTTAACCTTGCACATACGGTTGCATATAGCAGCTAGCCAATTATTAATATGGG